TCTAACACATTGGGTGGTGCTAACTCTAGTGACTCTAAACTACCTACACAGAAAGCGGTTAAAGATTATATCACAAATAATCTAGGTCCTTACATCAACAAACCATTCTCTACAAACGCTATTCCAAGAAACCTTGTAGAACTTACTGATTCTGGTAAGATTTCTGTTGATCAAATTCCTGCACTAAGACCATTTGAAGTATTTACAGTTGCAAATCAGTCAGAAAGATTAGCACTAGAAGGAGCACTTGCTGGTGATATTGCAATTGAGCAAGATACTTCCACATCATTTATTTTAAACAACGACTTAGATAGTCAGTTCTTAGGATTTGGCGTAGACACAACTCTACAATTTACTATTGGTGATATTTTCACTGGTAGTATTACAGGTGCTCGTTTACAAGCAACTGAGTATAGGCAAGGTGTTGTATTCCAAATTAATATCTCACAAGGTGGTTCTGGATATGCATCTCCACCAACTGTAACTCTGACTGGTGGTACTCCTCAAGCTGGATCTATTGAAGCAAAAGCAACATGTATTATTGCTAATGGTGAAGTTGTTGCAATTGATCTTATTACATTCAATGGGTTTAAAGGTGGTAAAGGATATACAGTTGCTCCAACCGTAAACATCGCTGCACCTTCAGGATCTGGTGTTGCTGCTACAGCAACCTCATTGATTGAGAGTAGACTTTATGGAGATATTGTTAATAGAATCAAGATGGCAGATAATGATTTTATTGAGAGTAGTGATATTCCTGCAGTTGATATTGACATCACTAGAGTTGTTAATACATCATCCTCTAATTCTCTTAACTGGGTATCTCTATCTTCTAACACATTATCAGCAAACCAGATTGTATCTGGTGTTATTGAAACTGATAGACTTGCATCAGGTGGTGCTGCCAACTCATTTACATTCTTAAGAGGTGACCAAAACTTTGCACTAGCAGTTCAGTCTGTTAAAGGTTCTGAGAGAAGATATTTCGCAAAACTAACTTCACAATGTAATAGTGGTTCTAGCGAAATGGTATTCGCTACACTATCAGATGCTCTTGTAGGACATGAAATTAAAAATAACGTGTCTGGTGTACAACCAAATACAAACATTACTGGTGTTCTTACTACTGGTGGTTCAACTACTATCGGATTAAACAACCCAGTTGTAGCTACTATTACTGCAGGAACTGTTATTGAATTTGAGCGTGGCGACTCACCAATGATCTTTGAGTCTACTTACACTCAAGGTAATTTTGTTGATGATGTTATTATCTCAAATGGTGGTACTGGGTTTACCAACGGACAATACTTTGACCTTGGTATTACTGGTGGAACAGGAACTGGAGCTAAGTTTAACGTAACTATTTCTGGTGGTGCTATCACAGAACTTACTGTTACTGATGGTGGTTCTGGATATGATGCAGACTTTACAATGACAGTTCCTCCCACAGAAATTGGTGGTGGTTCTGGTCTCGTTTTACTTGTTAAGATTAGCACAGTAAACAGACAGTATGCAAACGTTGCTCTTGACGTTCAAAGGGTATCTGATCTAACTATATCTTCAGATCTATATGGTACTATTGGTGTTGCTAGATTTAAGAAATCTCAGTTTAATATTGGTGTATCTGGTAATGGTTCTGTTGATCTTAATGTTGGTGCTGACAGTGGACTAGATGCTGACTTGTTAGATGGACAGCAAGGTGAATACTATACTAATGCTACTAACCTGTTCTCTGGATCAGTTCCAACAGATAGACTTAGTGGTAGTTATAACATCAGTGTTTCTGGTTCTTCTGGTAATACACTTAGACTTGCAACTGGTACTAACAACCCAACTTCTAACCCTTCTCCTGATAACTTTGCTGGTGGTATTGTTTCTAACACTATCAACAACTCAGCAAACGGTTTGAGTGATGGTGGAACCAAGAACTTGGTTATAACACTCAGAGCTGGTGGAACTAGTTTTGATGCTTCATTCGGTGGTATAAGACAACTTGCATTTACAGATAACGATAACATGTATCTTCGTGGATCTGGAACTGGTGTTACAACCTTTGGATCTTGGGCGAAGATATGGTCATCATTAAATGATGGTATTGGATCTGAGTTAGATGCTGATAGACTTGATAACAGACAGGGAATTTGGTATCAAAATGCTCTAAACATTAACTATGGAACTCTGTCTGATAACAGACTACCTACCTTTATGAGTGCTAAGGTAGTACAAAATGATTTGACTATCAAAGCATTTAATGGAGATCCTAAGTATAGAATTTATATTTCTGGTTTAATATTAAATACAACACCATTTACGCCTGGTGCTAATGTCAACTTATATGACGCAAATAGTCAGGGTACAGGTACTATCGCTATTGATAATATTATCGTCAATAACGAAGCAGATAACACTAATGATTATACAATTATTATTGGTAGATTAACTACTGGTAACTTTATCGGTGCTAAGACAATTGGAACTGCTGCTAATAGAAAAGAATTCCAAGACTTTACACTTGAAGATGGTAACACTATTCAAGTTGCTAAGTTAGAAAGTGACGGTGGTACTGCAAACCTAAGACTAGGTAGAAAAGATAGTATTGCATCCTCTCCTGGCGTTTACTTTAATTCTTCTGTATCTGCTGCTAACTACAACGTAGGTTTGGTTGCAACTGGTGGTAATGCTACTGATGGTTCTGGTACTCTCAACTGTTTAGTTGCAAACGCTGATGGTTTCAACGTTAACGGTAATGTTGTTTGGAACGCAGGTAATATTGAATTCCAATCAGCAAACATTGCAAACAGTGGTGTTAAGAGAGATGCTAGTGGTAACTTCTCTGCTGGTACAATCACAGCAACCTTAACTGGTTCTGCTTCTCTGAACGTTCTTAAGGCTGGCGATAGCATGTCTGGATCGTTGAACATTACTGGTACTGGATCTACATTAGGAGTTTCTGGTGATGCTACATTTAATAGTAAAGCAACAGTCACAGATGACTTCGCAGTAGATACTGATGCTTTATTTGTTGATGCATCTAATGATAGTGTTGGTATTAACGTTGGTACAACACTAGAAGCTGGAGTTGGTCTTGAAGTTAAAGGTGGAAGCACAGCTGCTCTAAGAATACAAGGTGGTGGATCTGGCATCAATGGCACTAACCACATGTTACTGCTTGATGTTAGAGACAATTATTATGATAATGCTAGTCATGCGATGATGTTCCTTACATCTGGAACTGGTAGTAGTATCACTCCTGGCGAGGGTGCACACTGGATCTTCAATGGTAGAGCAGAAGATAGAGACTTTATCTTCCGTAATAACTCTTCTAACAAACTAACCATCAGTGGTCAGGGTGGTCTTAAGATTGAGAACAGTGGAACACAATATGCTATTGAAGCTGATAAGAAAGTTCTATTCCGAGAAGGTGTTTTCCTAGACAGTGGTAATGATAACTCTGGTACATTCATTACTATGTTTGGTGCTCTTAACTATAGAAGCTTTAGAATAAGTCAGCAGACAACAGGTAATGATTTATTTGCAATCCAAGCATCTAATAGTGATGGTAATAATGACTGGAATACAACTCCTGCACTTCAGATTAAGGGAGATACCAATGCTGTTGCAATTAACACAACAGCACATTCTGGAACTGATCCATCAACAAGCACTGTTAGACAATACAAACTAAATGTTCAAGGTGACGTTAACTTTAATGGTCAACTCTTCCAGAACAATGCAGAGTTTGTAACTTCTAGATGGACTGAAGCTTCTAATGGAACTGATATATTCAGACTATCTAAGGTTGGTATTAATCAATCAGATCCTTCTTATACATTAGAAGTTAATGGTGAGACAAATCTTAAGAGTACTCTTCGTGTCAACGGAGATGCACAATACCTAGATACTTACGGTATTGTTAAGAGAAACAGAAATAGTATTTCTCAGAACCTTACAATTGGTGGTGCAGACAACGCTGCTTCATATGGTCCTGTCGCTGTTGCGAGTGGATATACAGTCACTATCAGTTCTGGTGGTGTCTGGAACATATTATAAATAACACTAACGAGGAATTTTACAATGCCTTTTATAGATGGAAAATTGACAGTTAATACTGCCAATCCAAGTATCTCAGTAGATCTTCCTATTCATGGACTTGGTGACATGCCAAGAGCAGAAGAAGGAGCTATTTGCTGGGAACCTGAATCAAAGAAAATTTACCTATATGCTCCAAATAGTGATGGCGATCTAATTTGGCAAGAAACACAGAGACAATAAAAAAACTATGTCTACCTTAAATGCTGGAACTCTTAATATTACAGGAACTCTTCAGTTACCATCTTACAGTAATGCAGGAAGGGATGCTCTGACACCTACACAAGGTATGATGATCTATAATAGTGAAGATCCTGCTGTACAGATATGGGATGGAACACAGTGGCAAACTGCTGTTGGTACAGGTGGTATTGTAGAACCTGGTCAACAATTTTTTGGCACTCCTGGTTCTTATACCTTTAATGTTCCATCAGGAGCAACACAAATTTCTGCCGTATGTGTTGGCGGTGGAGGAGGTGGAGGAGGTAACAACGGTACTTCAGGACCAGGTTCATCTGGTGGTGGAGGCGGTGGTCTATCATATGGAACATTTGCTGTGACATCTGGAGAAACCTTGACAGTTGTTGTTGGTGCAGGTGGTTCTCGTGGTTCAACATCTGGATCAGGAGCTGCTGGAACTGGTGGAGATTCATCTATCTCAAGATCAGGAACTGCTTTATTACGTGGTGAAGGTGGTAATGGTGGAATAAGTAATACTAGTTCTCAAATAGATGGTGGTACAGGTGGTGGATCATCTGGATCTAAAAGAAATGGTGGAGGAACTGGAGGTCAAGGAGGTCGTTCTCAATGGAACGGTGCTGGAGCTGGTGGCGGTGGAGCTGGTGGATATTCAGGAAATGGTGGAATAGGTCACGGTACACAGGGTAGTGGTGCAAACGGTAACGGCGGTGGTGGTGCTGGTGGAAGAAATATTAACAGTCAACCTCCTGGTGCAGAAGGTGGCGGTGGTGGAACAGGAGTATATGGACAAGGTAGTAGTGGATCATATGGTGGTGCAGGTAGTGTAACTGGTTCTTCTGATGCTAGTACATCAGCTCCTCAGTCAGACAGAGGTGGATATCCTGGTGGTGGAGGTGCTGGAGTTGAGGATGATACAAACTCTCAAGGAACTGCTGGTGGTAAAGGTGCAGTACGAATTATATGGGGAGAAGGAAGACAATATCCTTCTACTGGTACGTCTGATGTTTAATAAATATAACGGAGGAGAATCCTAAAAACTTATGTCTACATTAAATGCTGGAACCCTTAACATCACAGGGACATTAAATTTGCCATCATACTCTGTTGCTCAGAGAAATGCATTATCAGCAACTACTGGTATGATGATCTACAACTCTGAAGATGGTGGTATTGAGGTCTATGATGGATCAGAATGGAAAGCTGCTGTTGGTGCTGGTGGTGGATTTATTGTAGCTTCTGGAGGAGCAATTCAGAATGATGGTGATTTCCGTATCCATACTTTTAACAGTGCATCTTCTTTTGTAGTGACTGAAGTTGGTGATGCAACACAACCATTCGGTAATACAGTTGATTATCTCATCGTCGCAGGTGGCGGTGGAGGTGGTGGATTTGCCTCAGGAGATTTTAATAACTTTGGATCTGGTGGAGGCGGTGGAGCTGGTGGTTGTTTAAAAACTGAAGGTTTCAATTATGCCGTATCTGCTGGTTCATATTCTGTCTCTATTGGTGGTGGAGGAACTGGAGGAACTGGTAACTCTGCTGGATCACCTGGTTCAAATAGTTCTCTAGGAACACAAACCGCTATTGGTGGCGGTGGAGGAGGTCAACAAGATAAACCTGGTCAATCAGGTGGATCTGGTGGTGGTAATGGTACTGACGGAGCAGGAGAAGGACCTGGTGGACCTGGAACTTCTGGTCAAGGATTTCCTGGTGGATATGGTGCTAACCAACAGAATGGTACTTCTGGTGGTGGAGGAGGTGCTGGTGAAGCAGGACAGAATGGTTATAATAGACCTAACTCAGGACCTGCAAGAGGTGGCAACGGATATACATCTGCTCTCTCTGGTTCTCCCGTTACATATGGAGGAGGCGGTGGTGGTGCAAACTATCCTGGCGGTCCTCATAACCCTAACGGTGGATCTGGTGGTGGTGGAGTAGGTGCTTTATCTCCTACTGCTAATGGAAATCCTGGCACAGGTGGTCTTGGAGGAGGTGGCGGTGGTGCTGCTGACCAAGATCCTCGCAACTATCCAGAACCTAAAGGTGGTAATGGTGGTGGCGGTATTGTAATCGTCAAATATAAATATCAATAAAACAATGGCACATTTTGCAAAAATAGACAGAACAGGAACTGTTGTTGATGTCGTTGTCGTTGACGATGCAGTTCTTAAAGGTGAAGATGGTAGCGAAATAGAACAGAAAGGAGTTAATTTTCTTACTGAACTATTTGGTGGAGAACCACAATGGGATTGGAAACAAACATCATATAATGCATGTAAAGGTGAACATAGATTTCAACCTGCACCAGCTAGTTACGGTGATGAAGTACCACCTATATTTGGTAGCAAACCTTGCTTAAGAAAAAATTATGCTGCTGTTGGTGGTAAGTATGATTATAAAAGAGATGCTTTTATTCCACCAAGACATAACGGAACACATGTGATTCTAGATGAAAAAGCATGTCATTGGGAGTGTCCATATCAATCTAATCAAGTTAATGATAATAATGGTATACCACTTGGATATAAAGACGAATCAGATTATACTGTAAATTCATTGAGAAATCCTAAGGGTTGGATATGGGATGAAAATGATAAAACATATAAACAAGTTTTAGCTTTTGAAGAGAAGCGTGTAAATTATCAATTTGATCCTCAACAACATATGTGGGTGCAGCAAAGTTATTGAATAAAAAAATATGATTTCATTATGGTTTCCAAAAGCGATTTATTTTCAACCAAACATTTTAAATAATAAATTAGGCATCTATGAGAAACAAATCAAAGATGCCTTTTTTAGTATTGGAACTTGTCGCGAAAAATTAAAAAATGTAGATTCTACACATAGATTAGAAAAGAATATTTTTGACGTAGCAAAACTAGATGGTCTGGTAGAAGAATTTTATAAACATGCAAATTTATATCTAGATGCTCTAGGTTATAAAAAGAGAGAATCATTACATATTCAAAATTGTTGGGCAAACATTAGTTATCCTGGCGACTATCTTTTTCCACATAATCATGGTGGGTCTGTGATAGCAGGAGTTTATTATGTGAAGTGTGATATTAATGAAAAGATAAAATTTTTTAATACTCCTACAATGCTTCCTGATCCAGATGAGTGGAATGAAAGGAATCATCAACATTGTGAATTTTCATGTTTACCGAGCTCGCTTTTATTGTTTACAAGTGATATAATGCATGGTACAGAGAAACAGATATGCGAAGAAAAGATTGCTATCTCGTTTAATATGTCATTATGAATGAGTTTATTGTTCCACAACAATCACCAAATTTTATTGCTGGATGGTATATAAGTGAAGATGTATGTGATGGTTTAATTTCTTTCTTTGAAGAATCTGATAGTAAAAAACCAGGATCTATTGGTCAAGGTGTCAACGAGGACTTTAAAATATCTACTGATGTTACAGTAATTCCTAGAAATTCTGACAGTAGAATACAAAATTATCTCAAGGAATTAGGTGATGTATGTAAAAAATACACTCTTAAATATCCATGGTCTACTACCAATCAAGATGTATGGGGATTGAATACTAATTTTAATATTCAAAAATACAATCCTAGTGAAGCTTTCTTTGGGTGGCATACAGAAAAATCTACTATGTCTGATCTAGTTGGAACTAGACATCTTGTATTCATGACATATCTAAACACAGTAACTGATGGTGGAGAGACTGAGTGGTTCCATCAACAAATAAAAATACAACCACGCAAGGCATTAACAGTTGTGTGGCCAGTGGATTGGACACATGTTCATCGTGGTGTGCCTTCCAAAACACAAACTAAATATATTACGACTGGGTGGTATACTTATAAGATACCTAACTTTGATTATACTCAATATAATGGTGGATAATGAATCTTTATAATAATTATTGGTGGTTTAAAAATGCATTTACTCCTGAGCAATGTGATCGTATTATCAAAATGGGTACGCTTGAAAATTTTGAACTAGGTGATATTAATAGAACTAATAGAGAAAAAGTAGAAAAAGAAGATACAAAAGATTTATTTAAAACAAGGAACTCTCACGTCTCATGGATAGACCAACCTTGGATTTATAATATTCTAAAAAAATATATTGATTCTGCTAATGCTAGTGCAGGATGGAATTATGATTGGGACTGGACAGAGATGCTACAGTTTACAAAATATAACGTCGGTCAGTTTTATGATTGGCATCCAGATCAACATCACTATGTTTATCCAGAAGATGATACTAATGTAAATATGCGAGGTAAATATAGAAAGCTATCTACAACACTACTACTGAATGATTCAAGTGAGTTCAAAGGGGGTGAACTTGAATTTCATTTCAATATGAAAGAAACTAAGATTGCTGAAGAACTAACATCCAAAGGAACATTAGTAGTGTTTCCTGCATTTGTATATCACAGAGTTCGTGAGGTTACAGAAGGAACTAGGTATTCTCTAGTCAGTTGGAGTATTGGAGCACCATTCCGATGATTCATATTTCACACATTGATCTTAGTGATGATTTTGTAGATAGGATAATTGATTTTTTTAAAGATAATATCCTAAAAACATACACATGGGATGAGACTAGGGTTCTTAGTATGGACAAAGGAGGAATTGGTAAATACAATCTATCAGAAACATACTATGAAATTCTTAATCTTGCTAAAGATGTAAAGAGTAAGGTAACTGATAAGGAATTTTCTGTTCTACAAAATGTTGAAATTGTAAAGTATCCATGTGGTGCTTGTAAAATATTTCATAAAGATAGAACAAGGAAAACTACAACAGGAGCTTCTATTACATATTTGAATGACAACTATATTGGTGGTCATACTATTATTGAAGGAGTAGATGTTCAACCTCTCTCTGGAAGAACAGTTTACTTTGATGGAATGGAATTTCGTCACGGTGTATCAAATGTAATCAAGAGAGATAGATACACCCTCTCTATGTGGTATGGATTAGATACTACAATGCCGTTAAACAAAGATTTTTTGGAGATTTAAAATGGAAATTATTGACAATTACTTAGCACCTGATCTATTCAAAATTATTCGGGATAATATTCTTATCTCCCAGAATACACCATGGTTTTTGAACACAGATGTATCTGGTCATGGAGTAGAAAAATATCCTTATTTTACTCACCTTATGCATCATAATCATAGAGCAAACAGTAATGATTTTGATCAATGTATTGTTCCTATCTTATTCATGTTTGGAGCAAATGCACTGTTACGTGTAAAGGTAAATTTATATCCTAGAACAGAAACTTTATATCATTATCATGATCATTACGATTATGATTTTGAGCATAAGGCAGCGATTCTTTATTTGAATACTAATGATGGATATACAATTATTGGTGATGATAAAGTAGAGTCTATTGAGAATCGTTTATTAAAATTTGATGCTACCAAGATGCATCACAGCACAACATGTACAGATCAGCAGTTCAGAGCTAATATTAATTTTAATTATTTCTAATGGCACATCAACTATTAAATATCAGGAACAGTTATAAGTTTCCTGAGTATATTGATATAAAAAATATACCTGATACCAGAAGCATAGAATATGGA